AGGTCACCTTGATACTTCAAATCCGACTCCTTGAGATAACGATACTCGATTTCTTCCATATCGAGGATCATCGCCCAAGTGTTCATGCCGTAGTACGGCGTACCGCCCGTGGTGCCACCGGTGTTCTGCGTGAACAGCGGGTGGGTTTTGAACACGAGGTCGCCGAACGGGCAGGTCAGGCGCGTGACGTTCATGCCGTATTCCTTCTCGCCACCTTTGATTTGGTATTGAGAATTCTTACGCACGACTTGCTGCAGCGCCATGAGCATCTTGTTGCCGGCGAAAACCATCTTCTCAGACGAGCCTTCGCGGAACACGAGTTCGAGGTTGGTTTCCAGCGTGTCCATGTCCACGGTGCCGCCCATCGAGATGATGTTCGCCGAGGCCATTTGGTTGTAGATGCCCGCCGACGTACGGACCGGCTTGGAGTTGCGCACGGCAGCCGAGCGGACGCCCAGCCAGAATGCACGTTCCATGTCGATGCCGATGTATTCGAGGCATTCGCGGCGCGCTTCCTTGACAGCCGGCACGGTGCGCAGGCGGGTCTTGGACGCGGTACGCGTGATTTCCAGCGTGCGCCGGAAAATCTGCGTGTAGTTGTAGCGCTCAGTCGGGTCGTAGTTGACGCCCGTCGGAGCGAGACTGCCTTCTTCGAACGCCGAGCCGATGCAGAGCAGGTTCGGGTTGACGCCCGCACCAGCGTACGTGACTGCCGCCGGGGTCGTCCCATTGGCGCCGCGAACGACGGTGATTGCGGTGTTCGACGTCGGATCGGCATAGACGCGGACTTGTTCGTCGGTGTGTTCGACGATCAGGATGTCGTTCTGCACGAACGTGATAGCGTTCGAGCCGACCGCCAGGGTCCAGGTTTCGACCGTGCCCGAGGCAGACGCCGCGAGGTTTTGGCCCAGCGCCAGACGACGATCGTCGAGCGCCTTTTCCCACCAGTGGAACACCGGGTCGTCGGTTGACGATTCCTTCATCGCGCCAGTCAGCGCCGTGAGCGGCAACTTGCCGTTCGGGTAGAGATAGTTCAGGACTTCCCGCCAGTTTTCGGGACGCTCATTGGTCGCGAAATTCAGCGTGTCCCGGAGACCTTGTACAGCCATTGGGGCTTACTCCGTTAATTGACAAAAGCCAAGAGGTCCGCCGATTGGGAGGAGTTAGGTTGGACCACCGGCGGGCGAGTCGAACCTGAAGACATGTACGGTTGGGCCGGGGCTGCGGGCGGAACCGTTTGTTGGTTGGCCGGGGGAGTCCCCGGTGCGTTCGTGGTGATCGGGCCTGCACCAGCGAGCGGCACGCCATACATGCGCTCAAACTGGCGGGAGACGAGCTGCGCCACGGTGGAGAAGTGTTGCTTGTTCCAGGCGAAATTCGGGTCGGTTTTCTTCTGCGCCGCAGCATAGAGGCCCGAAATTTGATTCACAAGCGGCTTGAGATTTGGCTTGTCAAGGTGCTTGTTGTCCGCGTAGAATTGGGTTTCGAGGTTGTTCACCTGGGTGTGTTGCTGGATCGCTTGAGGAACATGGTTGTTCATCAGCGTGGCGATGGTCGATTGCATCCGCGCGGTTTGGTCCGCGATCACGCGGTTCATGATGCCGTTGACCAATGTGTTGATTGCAGGAGCCGCTTGGGCAATGATTGCCGGGTCCGACGTGCCAACCAGGGCCGAGACGATTTCCGGCCTGATTTGCAGGGCCGGAACTTCACCGCCGTAGTACGGAGGAGGCTCAGTGGGGTTGGCGGGGGCAGGCGCCGCTGGTTGGCCACCGATGCCAGCTTGGCGCAGGGCTTCGGCGAGAACTTCTGGCGTGATGCCTTGGGTCGGAGGCGCAGCGGGAGCCGCCGGAGGAGCAGGCGGGGCGGTTGCGGCGTTTGGTACGGCCGGTGCGGCAGGAGCGGCAGGTGCCGCTGGAGCAGGCGTCGCGGGTTTGAACGGCGCGTCGAACCTGATCAGATCGGCAATGTCGTCGAACGAAATCGCCATGTCCGGATTGGAGTTGCTTTGCGTGAGCAAGTTGGCAACTCGCGTGCCGTGATCCGGGCTGGGCGGTGATGTGTTGCCGAATGAATGGCCAGCGTCCTGTTGTTGCTGGCCTCCACCGGAGGGCCCTGGAGAGCCACTCACACCACCGCCGCCGCCCGGATCGCCCCCGGTCGGTGCGGAGCCGCCGCCTGATGGCGCGGCCCCATTGTCATTGAACATCACGCCGGAGATTCGCTCCAGCAGACGGTTACGGAACGTGTTGTGGCGATTGAGGCGATTCTTCATCTTCTTCTTCCTGGTCTTGGGCGATCTTGCGGTTTAGGTACTTTTCGGCCTCAACAAGGAAGCCAAAGACAATTTCGTTCGCGTTCATCAGCGCTCGGGCGGCACCTTGGTGGCGGTAGATTTCCTCCGGAATGCCACTAGTCAGCAATCCATCGGTGTGCTTCTTCGCCAGTTCAAGTGTGAACCCGAGAGCCGAGCGGACCGCAACGTGACGTCGCGCAAGAACAACAAGTTCCACCGCCATTGACTCGTCCCACTTTGGTGCCTCCATCAGGAGGTCCGCGAGGGGTTTGGATTCTTCTGCCTCTAGCTGCGGAGGTCCGAGGGGCGCCTCGAAACCTTCAATGATATCATCGTCCACCGTTGCCTCCAGGCGCTGTCGGGACATTTCCAGGGGCTTCGGGCAGGGGAATTGCGGCCCCGGCTTTGGCCATCTGGTCCATTGCTGCTTCGGGCACCAGCCGGAAGCTTGAGATGTTTGCGGCTCCTCCGAGTTGCGCGACGAATTCGAAAATGCGCGGGAAGCTGTGGGTCATTTGAAGGGTTTGGGATTTCGCCATCCCGAACAGGATTTCCTTCCAATGATCGAACAGTTGTACCCGATCTAATGGTAACGTACCATCGTGTACGGGGAATGTAAAGTCCTGGCTCAATAATTGCGGTCCTACTTTCGTGAACGCTTCCTCGCCAATAACCTTCACCCACATGTCTTGATCCTGGAACTGTTGGATGTTCGACACCATTTGCTCGGCAATGACAGTGATTGCTTGTTGCGAGATGAGCTTCATGTGCGAGCCCATCCGGCCGAATGCGGACTCGTTAACCATGCGATTTTCGGCAGCCGTGCGGCGACCGCCAGTAGGGTGACTGCCGCGGGTCGTGTCGTTGACCGCCGACACCATGTCCCCGATGCGGGTGAAGACGTTGAGATCGGACATGTGGTTGCGGGTAACGTCTTGGACCGGAAGTTGTTGAATCGCTTCGCGCACGTCGGTGCCGTAGGCAAGCGGCTTTAGCCGAATATGCTTGCCCGGTTGCGGATATTTGAGCGACTTCTCGTCGATCTTCGACGGGTCGAACACCCACTGGTTGTTCAGCGCTGCACGAACGTTGTAGATGTGCGAGTCGATGAACCACGAGAGGATGTCTTGGACAGGCCCGATGTAGTCGCCCAGGGCCGGTGCACCGAACGAGTAACCAAGGGTGTACGGTTCGCTGACTTCGATCGGATGCTTGCCGTGGTTGAGGTTGAGTTCCTGGGCCTGGACAATTTGGGTTTTGTTCAGAATCCCGAAGAGCCATTTAACCGGGTAGGTTTCCGGACCGAGGCCGAGTTCTGCGGGAATGATTTCGACCGAGCCTTGGTCGAACATATAGGTGTTGTTTTGTCCGAAGTGATTCTTGCGAAGGTTGTCGCCCGCATGCGCATCACCGCCGGAAAGCACAGAACGGTGGGAGAGGTTCCACCACTTACTGTCATGATTGTTTCCTTGGGCGGGTTGGACTGTGTCGACATAGCGGAGCCTGCCTGCTTTTTGTTCGGTAAGGAGAATGTGCTTGCCTACGAACTCGCGCCAGTAGACGAACTCTCCGCGCTCGGAGACTTCGGCCATCGGAACATTTGGGTCGGGGAAGAACATGAACGGGTCAATGTTGCACAGGTCGTTGCCGGCCCACAGCACGCGCTCTTCGGCAGCGCGGAGCATCGACGGGAGTTGTTGCCCACCGGCAGCCAGACGTTCGACTTCCGTCGGTGGACGCACGACGGTTTTCTTCCCAGTCTTGGATTTCCAGGCGCAGCGAACAATGCCGCAGCCGTAGATTTCGCCGTCAAGCAGGAGTTGCCAGATGCGCGCGATCGCCTTGGTCTTTTCGTTGTGGCGCTGGAGCACGGCTTCCATGTAGCGCACCACGTCGGCAGCTTCCTTGCCATCGGCCGAGAGGTTGAAATACGGGTCCTTGCCGCAGAACACGTTCATGCCGTAAGTGACAATCGTGGACACCACCGCGTATTTGTACGGGAACATGATGATCGCGGGAGCCGGGGGCTTGCTCGAGTCGTTCATATCCTTGAGCATCTGCTCGTAGTTCGGCAGGTGGAGATAAGCCTGCATCTTGCGCTCGGCAATTTGCCAGCGGGGGTAGAACTTGCTCATTGCGTCTTCAGACATTTTGATCTGATTGAGCAGGTAGTTGAGGACGTAGGCGTGGTGTTCGGAACCCGGCTTGAGGATGTCGAGCGCAGACTGGCCGGGGGCGAGCTTCGGGAACTCTTTCGGGCGCGAGCCGCTGGTGGTTGACTCGCCACCGAGCCCGATTACGTCGAGCAGGTCAGATTGGGCTTGGGTGAGTTTCATGGTACAGTTCCTGAACCTGCTGCGCAGGGAGCTTCAAAGTCGTGATCGGGATCGTCTTCCATAGACGCGGCCAGGGCTTCTTGATCGCCATAGGCCATGGCTGCGTAGGGGTCGAGGTTGGCAATTGCGGCCGCGATCGAGTCGGGACCGTCGAGTTTCTCGTCGGGCCAACCAGCGAACATTGTTTCCAACTTAGCCCATATTTGCTGGAATGTCAAGTACCCCGACGCCATTAGAGGCTGGAGTATGCCCTCGACGCGTTCGAGCTTTTTGCCCTGAGGCCAGATATCTCGGATTTCAAAGTATGCCTTAGGCCCGTATTTGCGGGCGTACATGAATTGCTGTTCGCGAAACGACTGGGCCCACGCGGCTTGGAACGCAGTCGACTCGGCCGACGCGTGCGTGCAATCCCATTTGATTTTCATCTGCACGTAGGTGTCTTGTTGCTTGGACATCGGCATACCTTCTTCAAGGTGGATGTCGAGCACGTGCTTACGGCCGTTTTCCATTTGGCCCACGACAGCGATTGAGCAATAGTCAGAGCCGACCTTGCCCGAGATTGCCGGGTCAATGTGAATTGCCACCGCGATGAAGTCTTCGCGTTTGTGGGTTTCGTAGCGAATGTACTCCGGGCGGAATTTGAGTTTGTCTTGGAGTCTGATCGTGGACAGAATTTCCAGGCCGAACTCGTAGAGCTTGCCCTTGGCCGCGAATGATTCCTTCTTGGCCTCGATCTGCGCCATGGACAGACCAGCTTTGGCGTCATCCCACAGCGGTTCGAGGACCGCCCGCATCTTTGGCGAACCGTCCTCTAGTAGCTCTCCCGTTGGCTCCCGTCGGCCAGTGTCGATAAGTGCGCCAAGTTGAATGGTAGTAAATTGAGGGTCCTTAGCGAGTGTAGGAAGGAGCGCGTGACGGTGCAGGATGGTACCAATAGTGTAAATCTGCCCTTCTCGATTGCGAGGAAGGGCCTCCGACACGTCGGACACAAACCAACTGAGTACCTTTTCACGCTGGACTTCTGTGGCAACACTTTCTTTGTCCTCCACGTCATCGAGTTGAATCGTGTCCGGGCGGTCACCGAATTTGTTCAGCCCCCGAATCTGCGCGCCACGGCCGCGAGCCACGAATTTAACCCCAGTCCGCGTTTCGAACGACTTCGCGCCCCACGACTCGTCGTCGGTGCGGTCGGGCTTGAGGTTTCCGTATAGGGCGACGAGGCGGGTGTTGGCAGAAAGCTCGCGTCCGATAGTAGCCAGTTGATCTTCTGCGTGGGTTGAGGCCTCGGAAATGATGACGGTGAATCTTGTGAGGCCATGGAGGGTTTTGTAAATGTTGCAGAAGTTGAGGATGGTGGTTTTGGAAAACCCGCGGGGGATGATCAGGTTGACGTGGCTGCCGATAGCCATGTCGATCGCAATCGGAGTGCGACCGTCGGCAGCGAATCGCACGCGGAAGATCGGGAGTTCGGGAGACTTTTCGTCAGCCGGGTTGACTTTGTAGCGGAAATGGCGGACGAGTTTGGCTAGGTCTTTTTTCGTCCAGTGTTTTGTGCCGTCTTCCCAAACCTCAGGCGCGTTGGGTTCGGAGAAGTTCAGGAGGAAATCCGTGCGGCGGAGGATGATCGCGATGATGCCCCGGTGGAACCACGGCATCGGGCGGGGGAACCAGTGAGGGAAAAGCTGACGCGCAGCAAGGATCGGGTCCCCGGCGTAGTGCGCGCGGATTTCCTTTACCAGTTGCTCGTCGAGGATTTCGTTCATGGGCGAGGATCGAAATCCGGTGCGATTTCGACCTGGGCGTTGGGATCGAGGCCCGATTGACGCATTTCGCGGAGGGCCCGGGCGGCTTCGATGTCGTTGGCGAACGGACCGTCAAGTCGCACGCGTTGGCCTTTTTCGTTCATGTACCAGATGAAGAGTTGATCTTCGGTACCGTCGCCACCTGCGTGGCGGAAGGCGTTGGGCGGAGGACGATCGGTGAGCATGTCCATCGGGGACATGTCAGGTTGTCTGCCAGATTCATCGTATCGGGAACCAAGTGCTGCCATAATGTCATCTTGTGACTTAAACTTCGATTGAAATGGCCGGCCTTCGAAATCAAACGGCTGACGAATCTCTGCCATCGCGGAACCCGGACCTGGCAACACAGGCGCAGGTTGCGCGCCGTGCATCTGCGGAGGCAGCGTGCCTCTTTGCGCGTGAGCGATGTATTGGGTAAGTTCCGGCGATGCCTGCATCGGCAGCCCGCCAGATTTCCCACGCATCATGAGTTGCAAGATCAGGTCTGCGACCTGTGACTGGGGACCTGGCATCAGCGGGCTCCGAGGGTTGGTTGTTGAGCGCCTTTGTTTGCGACCAAACGATATGCTTCTTGCAAGAGTTGTTCTTGCAGAGCGAGTGGGATTTGCGAGCCGGGACTAGGCGGCGCAGCCGGTGTCATCGGGGTGGCTCCCGGCGGCACCGGAGTCGGAGCCACAGGCGGGACCGAAGCCAGCGGGCCTGGGGGTGTCGTGGCCGGTGCCGGAGGAGGGGGACTGGCGCCCGAGTCCGCAGCCAGAAACCGTGCGAGTTCCTGCTGGTTGAGAATGGTAGATTGATCGGGGGCCGCAGGAGCGGGAGTGGGGAGGGGTCGCTGAGGAATGCTCCGCGCCTGCGTTGGTGTTGGCCCCCGACCGGAGTTCCACCAGTCAGTGAGTTGGCCCGCCGGCATGAACGGGCCAGGGTTCGGTTGCGAGCCGTCGATGATCGGCATTCCCTCGGGCGTACCACGAAGGGTTCTGCTCGCTGAGGGCTCAGAAAAAGGGACGTAGTTATGCGGTGGTTGTCGGCCTGGGAGGAGGTAATTGGGATCAGGCGGCGGTGTGCCGGTTGGGTTCATCGGGGGTGCGACTGGCACACCATTGGCTCCGACGAATGCTTCTTGCATCGGGTCGCCAGGGGACATCGTCATGAACGGGCCATGGGTGACAGGAGGCATCGGCGGAAGTGGAGCGTTCGGCATCCCGCCGCCATTGGTGTAGGCAGGTGGGTTGGCTGCGAGGTTGACTGGAGGGCCAGACGGACCAGCGGGTCCGACGTGAGCGAGCGGAGGGCCGGCACGTTCAGCTGCTGCGTAGGCTGGGTTCATCGGTTGATTGAACGGATCAGTCGGAGCCGGGCCAGGAGCCGGGGCGTGGAGTGGGGCCGCTGGCATTGAGCCGCCGTTGGCAACTGCCGGGCGGGATGGAGCAGGCGGTGGAGTGCGACCAGGGTTGAGGTTCGTGCGCATCTGCTGGCGCTCGGCCTCTTGGGCCATCTCGGCTTCGAGATCACGCAGGCGTTGTTGCCCGGCCTGGATCGCGGATTGTTGTTGCTCGGCCCGACCGGCCATCGGAGCCAGTGCCGCGTCGACAGACGGGGCCGGGGTTGGGTTTTCGCGTTGCCGGTTGACAATCGTCATGAGATCAGACGTCGGAGCCGGGGGTGGGGCTTCGATCCGATTCATGTATTCTTGGCGCTGTTGTTGGCGCTCTTCCTCGGGCTGGACGTAGGTCCCATCCGGAGTTGTTCGTGCTTCGGACTGCCGGGGCCGGATGCCCAAGAGTTCCAGTAACCAATCTTGGTTCATGTCAAGCTCCGAGATAGTTCCAGCCGTGAATCGGCCGGAGGGTGGAGAGTGGGAGTGTGAGTGTGTGAGACAAGTCGTCAATCATGGGAAGGCAGCCTGCGGAGCCAACGGTCCAATGCTTGAAGGCCAGGACTGTGACGACGGGTTTGGCGTAGATGTGTTCGAGAAGGGGTTTGTAGAGTCGGAGTTGGGCAAGGCCTTTGGGAAGTTGTCGGAGGGACAACTTGGATTCAATGACCACAACTCGATCCCATTGTTCCACGATGGTGTCAGGTCGACAATGATGGATTGATCCACCGTCGCGGAATTGAATCCATTGTTCTTCAACAATGTTTCCGTTGAGTGTGTGAGCGTGACCGTGCACTCGGGCTTGGTACTTGATCCCCTCAAGCGCTTTGCCTTTGAGCTTTGGCTCGGTTGTGAAGGGCCCGGTGTCAACGAACTTGGCCGATCTGAGATTCTTCAGTTTGTGGACTTTCCTCGACATTGAGGATTTCCTCGTAGTTTGCATCAATTGGTTCGTCGCGCGACACGACAACGGCACGGTTTTCGATCGCCATTAGCTGGCGCATCTCGGCCAGGACATTGCGGGGATCGGAGATTTCCACGGTCTTTTTGGACTGCGGCCCGTGGCCCGAGCGATCAAGTTGCGCGGTTTGCAACGCGAGCAGGTCTTTGTTGGAGAACGACTCGGGTTCTTCCTCAAGCCGTTCTTGGAGGATCTGCGTGGCCGTCATTCCCACGTGGGCGATGGACTTCGCGACGTCTTGCTCGGCATGGACTTTTTGCTCGGCATAGAACGAGATGAGTTCGTCGAACGCCGGGTCGGCCATGAGAGTGCGGATTCGTGCGGGGGCGTAGCCAGTGACACGTGACACGACGAGAACCTCGTCACCGTTGGCGAGCATCTGCGCCAGCGTGTGATGCGGCGCGCGAAGTTTGGCAAGGGGTGCTTTGGAATTCGTCGGCAGCTTGCTCACCGAGTGCAACAACACAAGCTCCTCGGGCCCGATCTCGCGGGCAAACTCCAACTGCCAGGGCACGACTCGCGTGCTCTGCCGTTTGGGCGCCATTCGGAGGGTCAGGTGCTGGGTCATAGTGGTCTTAGCTTGAACGTAACACGCGCGGCCTGACTTGTCAACTATCTTGATCCATCCATTGGGCGCCGTTCCTGGCTTCCTTCCCAATTCCCTCCCCAGCTCTTTTTAAACCTGGCGAGAATTTTTTACGACCGGTTACCTCTCGAAGGGGGCGGGCCTAGGTGGGGGGTCGGCCGGGTGCAGTGTTTTGGGTTTTGAGTTCTGAATTTTGAACAAAGCGTTCAGTGTTCAGTGTTTAGACGAAAGCGGCCAGCGCTCGCGTTTGGGATTGTAATATTTTGTGATAATTATTAATCATTTGTAACTTGCATGTAATTGCAATTACAGTCATAATATATGCATGTCAGTACCGTTTCCCCCTCTCCCCGTCGCGTGGTACGCCTTGCGTATCGCGATCATCTTGGAGGTTCGTTACCTCCAATCCGGTTCCGCGCTTTCACGCGAAGCGTGGTTCTATCAACCCAAAGCCAAGGAGGCTTAACTATGTCTGCACTCATCCTGCACCCGACGGCTTCCACGCCTGTCCCCGTCACGCTGGTAGCGACCAAGCGCCCGAAGAAGAAGGCGGCGAAGAAAGTCAAGACCGAGCCGACCCTCGCCGACTTGCGCCTCATGGTCGCAGCGCGTGGCATTAAGGTCACAACCAAGCACACCAAGGGCGAGTTGCTCGCCATGTTCGCGACGGGCACGTACATCCGCCCAGCCGCGTATGACCGGGCAAAGGCCAAGCGTCAGGCGGCGTGAGTCGCAGCGCACGTGAGTGTCATCGGGTGGTCGGCTTTGGCCACCCGTTGCATTCCCGTGGGCATTTTGCGGTGTGCTATTTCGGTTGGCGGAGGTGGATTTCGTCGCTAGAAGGCTAACTTAAGTTTATTAATTTTTTGTAATATAAAGATTGATGAACGGATGGCTAATCCCAAGGGCGCGAACCGAAATAGCACACCCTAAAATGGCCTTTGGAATCGAACGGTTGGAGGATTGTGAGATGATCAACGTTTGGCGCGCGATCGCGCTGGAGTGTTTGTATCGGGAATGGAAGAAGTCCAACTGTCCTGCCGCGCGAACCGGCTTCGCCCGCGACATCACCATGCACGATCTCATGTGGCTTTGGGGCATCCGCGCCACACGATTGAACCCGCCTCGCGTCAAGCTCTAACATTAAAAAGATTTAATGTTTGCCCTCTTGACATTGCCCTAGGCGTGTGAGATAATGGTATATCGATCGGGATTTGGGCGGGTGTCTGAGCCGCCCCCAACTCGGGTGCATCTGCCGCGTCCCGATCGTGTTCTACCATCACAAGGAAGCGAGTCCTATGGATAACCTCGAAGTCATCTACAACTACACCGGCGAGTCGAAGAACTGCTACATCTACGAGCCGGAAGACGGCGCGGACGTAATCGGCAAGATTTACGTGCGCAAGTCGGCCATCGCCGGTCCTCCGCCAGTGTCCATCACCATGACACTTAACGACAACGAAGCGGATCACGACTAAGAGCGCAGCTAGGGCAGACGTGAGCAATCGCGTCTGTCTCATGGTGTGCTTTTGGGAATCCTCCCAACTCACCGGAGCAACCATCATGCTCATTGCATCGTCACTACTCGCCCTTGGCATCGGGCTTGCCGCAGTAGCCATCATAGCTGCCGTGGCAATCGGATTGCTTTGGGTCACAAGCTGGGCCGAGGAAATCTTCGAAAGGTTCCTCGGATGACCGGGCATCTTGAACTGCTACTGTCTGTCGCCGTGTTTGGCGTCGCGTGCGTGTTCCTGGGCTACGTCCTGGGACGCAATGACAATTGGGTGAATCGATGATATGGGGTCTTGTTGCTGTAGTCGCAATTGGCGGCTACTGGCTTGGCGAAACCATGGGCCATGCAAACGCAGGGTTTCATGGTGAACGTCCGTTTGCGTCAGCCACGTGGCGCAACTACACTCACCACTTCTGGCCGAATACGGTGTACCAAATCCGTAAACTGCGCGGCGAGAAGAACCCCCACCATCGAAAGATCGGCTGAGTGCAGCTAGTGGGCAGGGATTTCGGTCCCTGCCCATCATGGTGTGCTCAACGCATATCCATCACTACACTATCCACACAGGTAACTGACCTCCCCTGTGTGTATTGCTTGCTGATCACAAGTAGCTAGCAAAAGCGGTCAAAACGAGCGTGACGTTCCATCACGCACACCAGTAGGAGCCAATTAACAAATGGCCAAACACACAATCACCGTGAACTTCGACAAATTCACGGCCCAAATCGTCAACTCCAAGCGTTCGACGCTCGGCAAGCGCGGCATCACCGGCGGCGTGGAAGTCGACTTCTCCAAAATCCCCGACGAAATCAAGACGAATCTGCTCATTGACGCAGTTCGTAACTACCTCCAAGTCGGGTTGAAGTCGATCAACCAAGAAACCGCAACCACGGAAGATTGCCAAGCCGCCATGCGTGCTCGTCTGTCGCTTTTGGAATCGGGCGCCGTGTCGGCTCCGGGCTCAGCCCGTAAAGCGCCGACCCGCGACCCGGTCGTCGCAGCCGCCAAGCTGTCGATCAAGAAGGCGATCCAAGACCGCACCGAAGAGAAGCTCGACGGCAAGGTCCTGACGAAGATGGTCAGCGAACTGTTCAAGACCTACAACGTGTGGGTCAAGGCCGGCAAGCCGACCGAGGGCCAAAAGGGCCTCCAAGGTCTGAAAATGATCGAAGCCGCGCTGGAGCAAGCGAAGGCCGCAATCGAGGCGCAAGCCAAGATGTCGGAATCGCTCGCCGGTCTCGCCGACAAGGCATCGAAGCTGTCCCAAGCTGCCAAGGCCGCGAAGGAAGCTGCCGAAGGCACCGAAGCCGAAGCCGAGGCGGAAGCCCCGAAGCCGAAGGCTAAGGGCAAGGCGCGGTAATCACCGCAACGTGTGGAGTGTGGGGAGAAATCCCCACACTTTCACAATTGACGTTATCTCAATGCCCAACCAGAGGTATTGACATACCGTCAAAGGTATGAGATAATAGTAGATCATCGGGATTTAGGAGTAAGTTCCCATGGCACAAGGTGACGGACGCTGCACTGTCCCGCGCAATCGTCGTAGCCCAGCGGCTCCGATTGTCCGCGTGTTGCATAACAAAATCGTTCGCGCCCGCACGGACCATGAATTGTCCTGCGGGTGTTTGCTTGCCAAGGGCTTGCCGTATCATCGCGTTGTGGCGAGCTTGATCCATCCCGAGACTCGCGCACGTGCGTTCGTGGCCGAAAAGTCACACGCCGGGCCATGCCCCAAGTCGGGAGTGATCAACTGATGTTTCGCATTCAGTATTACACCGACATGCACGGCCTTGATGTTCTGCCGCCTGTCGAAGAGCGCATGGTGCTTATCAACCAACTCCAGCTTTGGAAAGAGGCATGGGAGCGTGATGATATTATCGCACTTCCCGGCGATCTAATGATCCCGGCACGCGAAATTCGTTACATGCAAATCACAGAGGTCTAGCCATGACCCACCTCGATCTCCTCACCGACGAAGACCTCGCCACGCGGCACGAGCCGCTAAAGGGCTGGTTTAACCAATATGTATGTGTCGTCGATGTCATTAAGGGCAGGGAGATAATCTGCTTCACCTGTCACAAAGAACTGGCCACAGCCAAAGGCCAAGTGTTCTTCTCTTGCTGCCCGGCTTTGTTTACAACCGAAGAAGAAGCAGTTGCAAACATTGACGAGTTCGACTGCTGGGACGGCGAACATATTTTCGACTACATGGGAACCTTTGAGCTATGAACAAATACGAATTCACCGTGACATTCTCGGGCGAACAAATCCACGCGCATGTCATGTACCGTGGCGTGTTTGTCGCAGCCCGAACATTTCGACGCGACGAGCCAATGTCTGCCATCGAAGCATGGTGCGCTGAGTCCTCCCTTTGGACCCGTGACATGCACGCCTCGGTTGCCGAAGACAAGATCACCTACGATCACACCGACGGGAAGCTCCACCTAACGGGCTTCCTCGGCACCCACAACGCGTTCGACCCGAACGACGACGAGGCCCTAGCCCGCCTTGTCCGCCTCCTCAAGCGCCGCGCCCCAGCACCGGGCAATGCGATGTCCGTGCAGCCCACGATCCCAAACCTTCCCATCCCATCCGAGGAAGACATGGCACGCCGCACGATCTTGACCCAAATCGGCATCCCGGCCGGTGTCGAAGGCTACCGCCCGCACAAGGTCAAGCAACGCTACCAGCAACCGGCAGTGTCGGCAGCCCGGACGCAAGAAATCGCGTCAGGCATCATCGCAGACTTCTTCGGCGACTGACCGCGCTGTGACCGCCACTCCCAAGCCCCTAGACCACAACCACCTGTTCGTCGTCCCGCCACGAAACACCTTCCGCGGCGAATACATCTGCATAGGCAATGGGAAACAACTCAACACCCTAATCGTGCTACTCCCACAGGCGCCCCTAACCACCATAGTCCTGCCCGAAATCACCCCGCAGCCCAAAATCTTCATCGAATACACCCTCCACGTCGGAGCCAACCACCCGCTCGCCCAATGGCCCGACGCGTTCAAATCTTTCCGCCCACTGCAAGGCACCCATCGGGCATCATTCGCCCAATGGCTCCGCTCGCGAGGAATCTCGTCGGACGATCCCGACGAGTTCTTCTGCTGGCAACTAGTCATCGCACCGGCCGAGTCAATGTTTGAGGTCTTTTGCGCCGTTCGTCACATGACATTCGAAGCCAACGCCGCAGGACACTATTTCTCCGCCGCTCCCGGCGCCATTCAACAGCTATTGGACAAGTTGCCTAAATGACATTCGCCCCCACTGTCGAGCAATCTCGGATCATCGACCGGATTGTTTCAAAAACCGTGCCCGTCATCGCCATCAACGCGGGCCCCGGTTGCGCAAAAACCACCACGATCATCGAAGCCATCAAAGCCTTGAGTCCAGAGTTGAAACAACAATGGAAATCCTGGCGCTGCCGGGTGATTTACACCGCATTCAACAAAGACATCGTGAACGAAACCGCGCGCAGACTCGTCGAAGCCAAGATCAACTCCGACGGCATCTACAAAGTCGACTGCGCCACGTTCAACTCCCTCGGGATGCGACGGTTCAAAGGCACACTCGAAAACCCTTCCCGTTCCATCCAAATCAACATGAAGAAAAACAAAGATGTGTTGAAGTGGATTCAAGACCAAGGCCGTTACTCGATCTCCCCCGAGGAATGGCCCGATTTAGAAACCCTAATGCGCGGCGCGAAATCACAAGGCTACGTGCCCCCGAAATCAGGCTGCGCGTTCAAAACCCTGGTGACGTTCCATGAACTCTGCAAGACATTCGACATCACGCCAGAGCCCCACTATGAAGCCATCCTCAACAGCGCTATTGCGCGATCTGTGCAGTTGTCCTTCAACTACGAACTCGACTTCGACGACCAACTGTACATGGCCGCATTGTGGACAGGCGCTTCGTCTGACAAGCCCTTGTTCATCTTCGTCGACGAAGCCCAAGACCTGACTCCAGTCCAGTTGTTTCTGCTCAAGCGAATGCAGGCGGAGTTTGTTGTCCTCGTCGGCGACCCGATGCAAGCCATCTATGCGTTTCGCGGAGCCATGAGTGATTCCTTCAAACGCATCTACGCCGTCTGGCCCGACGCCATGACCATGCCGTTGATGACCTCGTTCCGGGTTCCCCAAGCTGTGCTTCCGATCCTCCGCGAGCGCAACCCGGCGTTGAACACCATGTCGCCGATCAAAGGCGGCATTGAAGCCCCCGCTCGTTCAATGGAGATCAAAGAACTACTGGCAGGTCGCACCGGCTCCGCCGCCATCCTCTGCCGCAACAACGCACCACTCTACCGCGCGGCCCTGGCCTGCATCTCCGCCCGAGTCCCGTTCAATCTCTCCGACGACAACTGGGGCAACGGCCTGATCCGCGACATTAAACGCGTCGTGCACAACGACATGCAAGGCCCAGCCGGAGCCACATTCATCGGCGTGATGCTCCACTACTGGCTAGACCGCGCAGGCGACGACGCAAAACTCAACGCCCTCGCGCGCGACAAAATCGCCTCGCTCGAAGCCCTGATCGAACTCACCCAGCCCTCCACCGTCGGAGCCCTGTGCCTGACCATCACCAGCCTGTTGAAGAAATCAGCCCCCGATGCAAAACTTCTCCTTTCAACCGCCCACAAAGCCAAGGGGCTCGAATTCGACTTCGTCGTGCATCTCGACTCTCACCTGATCCCAGCCAAGTTCGCCACCACGCCCGAGCAAATCGCCCAAGAACACAACATCGCGTACGTGATCAACTCACGCACGAAGAACACCCTGGCGTTCATCGACTCGCTCAACATCACCATCCCCGGCACCGCGCCGCGCAACTATCGCAATCCATCACGAAAGGACCCCATCGCATGAACTATCTTTACGCCTATCTAATCGGCATTCCAGTCAACATCGCGTTGTTCGCGTTCCTGTTTTACATCCTCGACAAAGAGGATAGCCAAAACGGAGCCCGGGCAGTGGTCGGTGGATTTCTCTGGCCGGTGCTGCTACCGATGATCTTCGGCATCACCGTTGCGTCTATGGTGATTCGCAAATGATCGAAGCCATCACCTTCATCGCAGCCATCGCCGCTGTCGGAGCCATCCTCGGCCTGATGGGCTTTGCTCTCTACACCGCAATCACTGCCGTCGTTGAGTTCATCAACTTCATCATTGATCTTTTCTGCGACAAAAACGAGCCCGAGAGTCCACTATGATCCACGCCATCCGCCTCGAACTCGCAGACACTCTGGCCCGTCTCGCTTGGGCCGTGGCACCGCGCACTGGCATCGCCTCCACCTACGAACTCCCATCCATAGCCCTGCGCCGCAGAACAAGGATCAACCGCCAATGGACGACAAACCTAAGGACTACTCTCCGTTCATTCCTTTTCAATGGACCCCACGTCACTATCGTCAAATCTGCCGACACGGCTTTGTGCAGATTTATTGCAGAGTGTCGGTCAATTGTTGCAAAGAGGCATACAATCGGGCCCACGGCAACCGAGTTGGTAAAGACCTTCAACCGGCCCAAAGCCTTCCCCCCAACGCGCTGAAAACGTGGAAACGCCCATGAGCTACCTAAGCGACATGGAGATTAAAGACTAATGCCCGCCGTTCCCCTCCACCGTGCCATCGCCACCAAATCCTCCATCGGCGCCCTGTTCGCCATGGCCGAAGCCGAAGGGTTTGTCGAAATCTGGCTCCCGACCGAACACGCCTGCAAGAACGTGCGCAACAAGTGCTACGCTTGGCGCTCGCGTGTCCGCAAACAAGGCCTCGCGTTGACCTCGGTCGAAACTTCCCCCTACGACTCCTACACTTTCACCTTCGCGTATGACGACCCGACCGGCAAGTGGAAATTCCGGATCGAATCCGACGAGCAAGTCGAGTTTGAACTGATCATCCCCGACGGTTGCGTCGAGGAAGACCTGCAACGCTACGGGTTCGATTGGGCCACCGAAAGCGACTTGCCACAGATGTCCCTCGATCAAGCCGAGGGCGAGTTCCACGCGGCGGTCAACAACTTCATCGATCCATACGCCCCACCCGACGACGAAATCCCCTTCTGACAACCAACCCCCTTGACACGGCCCCGGTAGTATGTTATCATAATATCTCATCGAGGCCATCACCTTGTCCACCGAAACCAACCCGCGGTACTTCACCGCACATTCAACCACAGGAGCAATGCGACCTATGAACACAGACAAAGCCGAAATCCTCGGCAAGCCAGTCGAAGCCTCCACCAACGTTGGCGTAACCACCGGCGTCCACGGCGCCGACACCCAAGGCGTTGACGGCCGTCGCATGGACGAAGCCATGACCGGCGTCACCGATCCCGTGCAGAACACGGGCGACGACGACATCGAAGCCGAAGGCGGCGACGAAACCGCCAACGAAGACGAAGCCGGCCCCAATCCGTTCGAAGAATAAGCGGGATTAGCCCACTTGTCAGGTGCGGGGTGACTAGCTCCCCCGCCAAAACCCCGCACCTGTTCCGCCCTCCATCGCCCCAGGAACCATTCCCCAATGTCAGACGAACTCAATGAACTTCTCGGGGCCTCCGCCCCGCGCATCCCCCAACCCGAACTCCGCAAGCTCAACCCCAACGAGCGCTACGTGCGCACCGCTGGCCTCAAGTTCATCATCCCCGAGAACTTCAAGCCCGGCGATGTCCTCGACGAGCACACCGCGGCAATGCTCAACACCGCGTTCACCACGCTCGTGATCAATCGGTTCAGCCCGACCCGCCAAGCACTGCTCGAAAATCCCAACTGCACCTACAAAGAACTCGACACGGCGCTCCAGGGCCACTTCGACAACTTCACATACACCCCGCGCCCAGTTCGCGCGCCGGGCGAAGACGAAGGCCTGTCCGACGAAGACCGGGAACTGATCTCCTTCGCACGTCCGCACTTTAACAAAGCTTTCGGCAAGCAAGGCATCGATCGCAAAGACTACGAGGCCCTGCTCCGTGAGTGGGTCGTCGGCAACCGCGAGATGCTGGCCGACTTGAAAACGTCTGCCGACGCCCGCCAAACCGCTCTACTCGAAGACCTAGCGGGGGCCTTCGGGAACGACTAACACCAACCCCGCAACATAAGGAACACTCAACATGAAACTCAAGCACGCACTTTTGCTGCCCGTCGCTGTCCTCGGTATGATGCTCATGCTCGCAGCGCCCGCGTCTGCCGCCTACGTCAAGGCCGAAGTCGGCTTCACCGCTGACACCCAAGTCGACACATCCTACGGCTCGATCGAACTCGGCGACGACGCCACCTACGGCGCCTACGTCGGCACCGCTGTCGGTCCGTTCCGCGTTGAAGGCGGCGTTGCGCACATCTCGGGCGACGCGAACTTCTACGGCCTGACCGTCGACGCGTCGGCCAACGACTTCAACGCCACCGCGTACCTCGACACGGCATCCGGCTTCTACGTCGGCGCCGGTGTCAACTACATCCAAGCCGAAGCCACGCCGTATCCGGGCTACTCGATTGAACAATCAGGCTACGGTTGGCACGTCTCGGGCGGCTACGCCTTCGCTGCTTTCGGCGGTATTGTTGAAACCCAAGTCACCTACCTCGACGCATCGCTCGATGACTTCGACCTGACGCAAACCCGCGCGACGATCGGCTACCGCCACGCGATCTAACAACTGACGAGACTTTCAGTGTACGGGTGGGACTCACCTCCCACCCGTTATCTCAAGGACTCACGGAGATTGTTATGAACCTTTACGAAGCTGTAGCCACTATCCTCAAACACACAAAGAATGCCGAGGACACCGGTTTTCAAGAAATCGCTGCAAACCTGCTACGAGACAAGCATCCTAAACCAGGGTTTAGCCTCGAGAGTGTAACGCACAACCCTGCCACTAACAAGCTCCGTGGTCGGTTTAGTCGCGCCTATAACGAGGAAGAATTCAACAACGCAATGAACACTGATCCCAATTGGGACGAAGATGCCTACATGAATCACGAAGAAGATTTGCAAGAAGCTTTGGACGTCCTTGACGAACTATTGAAGCGTTAACCATGAACCACAAAGACGAACTCAAAACAATCATCATCTCGGCCCTCGATAAACCCCGAGGCGTTATCTACACCGTGTCTGGCTCCGAGCCCAGCAAGCGTCAACTAGCAACGGCCGCGCTGATCTCGGCCAAACGCGAACTCCTGCCCGACATGCCAGAGCTAATCAACGTCACTATCCGCCCTGTTCCCAACAACCCGGACGAAATTGCAATCATCCGCATAACCCCAGGAGAGCTTATCGAAGTGTGACAGGCAGTGGAAGTGCTCCGGCGACCGACCTGACGAGTGATGGCGTCGTGTGTCCTCCCCCGCCGTGTAGCTGCCGCTGAAAAGGTGGGGTCCGTCCCCCGTCCCTGTCACACTTCAATAAGCTTTTGGAGAAAGCCTAATGACCAACGAACTAATGTCCGACAACAAACAACCCGAGCCCGAACCCGGCACAGCCACGAACATCATGACCCGTCAGGCCATGCGCAAGACCACGGTCAAGGTCACGTTCGTGCCCAAACTCGCCAAGTTCCCGCCCGTTCGTCCGCGTCGTTGGGAGTTCGCCACCGTTGTCATGGCCAACGATTTCATCTCCACGATCAAGCCCCCACCGGGAGCCCAACTAGGCAGCCCCAAACAATGGCGGGCCAAGATTGCCCGCTTGCTTCGCCTCACCGACATCTCCATCGTGACCAACTACGAGTTCAACTGCGAACTCGAAGTCACCGGTCCCGAAGGCGCGGGCGATGACACCGGCATGATCGAAGTCGAAGGCGAGAACCTCGACACGTTCATCGAAGGCGCAAACGAAATCGTTCTTGACGAGCCGGTCGACGTCGAAGCCATCCTCAACGAAGTTGACACCAACCCGGCACCGGCCGACATCGAGTTCCCCGAATGACCTCCACCCCCATCACACCCGAAGAAGCCGAAGCCATAGAAGCCCACAAGGCGCAATTCGGCCTGCCCATCGACCATCTGTTCCTCGTCGATCCGCTCGACATCACATCCGACGACTTGCTCCTGCTCGTCTCCCACTACCGCAACACGCGGTTCAACCATCTCAAGGCGATGGAGAAGCCCAAGGCAGTCGAGAAGAACCGCAACCCAAAGCTCGATGCCGAGGCCACACAGAAGGAAATCAACAACCTCATGGCGGACCTGGGCTTCGATGATTAAAATCACCTTCCTCGCCCTTGCTGGCGTGGCCCAGGTCTTCTGGCCCGTCTGGTTTCTGCTCACCATCACCGGAGCGTTCAATGTCCGTCGCTAACTCCAGCCTCGGCGATGCGGGCGAGAACCTATTCTCCCACGCCTTGCCCCAAATGCCCATCGCTTGGGACTCAACCATGCTCGGCCTCTTGAAGGAGTGCCCCAGGAAGTTCCAATACACCATCCTCGAAGGCTGGCAATCGTCAGGCTTCGCCGCGCATCTCGAGTTCGGCATCGCCTATCACAAGGTTTTGGAAAACTATGACATCGCACGTGTGGCAGGCGCTGACCACGAGGAAGCGCTACTCGGAGCCGTTGCGTTCTGCATGTCCTACGGCTATCGTGACGATGGCGGTAAATTCCACCCTTATGATGCGATGTTTACCCGCGAGCCAAATAAAACTAGAGACACTCTACTCCGATCCGCAATATGGTATCTGGAACACTTCAAAAACGACTACGCGAAAACCGTAGTCACGCGCTCCGGCGAAGCCGCGGTCGAGCTATCGTTCAAACTCGAACTTGACCTACCCAACCCCGATGGCGGCGCATTCCTGCTCTGCGGCCACCTTGACCGTGTGGTCCAAGTCGACAACGCGTTCTGGATCACCGACCGCAAGACCACCAAAAACACCATCACATCCCGCTACTGGCAACAGTTCACCCCGAACAACCAGATGTCGTTGTACTACTCGGCCGGGCAAATCGTGCTCGAACAACCCATCCGGGGCATCATCATTGACGCCGCGCAGATCGGCGTCGGGTACACCAACTTCGCCCGGCACCAAGTTACCCGCACGCCGGGGATGCAAGACGAGTGGCTCCGCGATACCTACACATGGATCGGCATTGCCATGCAATACGCCACTGAAGGCTACTGGCCCCAAAACGACAAGTCCTGCGGCAACTACGGCGGCTGCCCGTTCCAACCGATCTGCTCCAAGGACCCAAAGGTCCGGCAAACGTTCATGAAACACGAAGGCTATCACAAGAGGCAGTGGAACCCACTGGTGTCGCGCTAATGGCCCGAGTCATCATCAGTTACATCTACCCACCGATACCCGATCGGCGCTTCGATTTCCAAGCCTACTACGACGGCGAGGAGGACGAGCAGATGGATGTCGGCTTTGGCTCGACTGCTAAAGAAGCCAGGTTTGATTTGCTCGACAACTACCCACGCGATTTCAACCTCGGTGACTTCCTTCTCGACCTCAGTCCTTTTATTATCGTAGCTTACGAAGGTGGTCGATATGAGCGAGTCAGTCCGTGGGATTGGATCGCGTTCATCTTCCGCCCAGCAAAAGACAAACGCTGGTGGCGACACAAATGCATGGCCGCGTTTGAAATACCCTACCTCGGCAAAGCAGTTGGCTACGATTTCATCCTCGCTCGCATGGGCTATGATCCATGGCGATTAACCAACAAACTCGTGGAGTACCTATGAAATACGTCAAAGTCCGCTTCCCCGGTGGGGGCCGCGAGTTCACCTACTCCTGCGACGACGACACCGTTCAGCCCACCGACGAGGTCCAGATCACCACCATCGCGGGCACTCCGATGATTCTTCCCGTCACGGAAGTGTCTGACAACCAGCCGCCCTTCCCATGCAAGCCGGCGCTGAAAGTCTCTTGATGCCCCGCGAATACACCGAACTCGAACGCGAGCAAAACACCTTCATCGGCATCCGCATCGAGCGCGCCCGTCGTAAGGCCAAAATCTCCCAACGACGTTTGGCCGAAATGATCGGACTCAGCGGCTTCAAGCAAATGTACCGCTACGAATGCGGTCAATCAATGATCACCGCCGGGCGTCTTTTGTCCATCGCCAACGCGCTCAACCTGCCGGTGTCCTATTTCCTGGAAGGACTTCCCAATGCCATCACTCGCTGATCTCAAATCCACATCGCCAATCAAAGCCATCATCGCGGCGCAGTCAGGTCTTGGCAAAACCGGCCTCCTGTGGTCGCTCGCCAAAGCCGGGTTCAAACTCCGCATCTACGACTGCGACCGGGGCTCACAAATCCTCGCGTCGTTGCTCAAGTCCGACCCCGAGGCAATGGCCCGCGTTCAAGTAAACGTGTTCACCGACAAACTCCGCGGCACCAACACCGGCTTCGCCAAGCCCGACGAGAAAGAAAAACTCGCCTGGGTCAGGCTCTCCGACGCGCTCAACAAGTGGCCCGACAACCCCGACGAGTCTCCGCAAACATGGTCCACCGACACCGTCGCCGTGTTTGACTCAGTCACCATCATGGGCAAACTCGCCCTGACCTACGCACAGAAGATGAACCAGCGCTCTGGCAAAAAACCCGAGTGGACCGACTACGGCGATGCCCAAGCGGCGCTCCAATCCCTCTTCGCCCTGCTCTACTCCGACTACGTCAACTGCCACGTGCTGTACCTAACCCACGTGAGTAAAGAACACGACAAGGATGGCAACTTCATCGGCGCGTTCCCATCCTCCGTCGGCAAGGCCCTCAACGAAGTCATCCCGCGCTATGTCAACAACATCCTCACGATGAAGATGGTTGGCATGGGCGCCGGAGCCAAGCGCTACCTCTGCACCCAACCAACATCAAACCAGATCATCACCAAAACCGAAGAACTCAACGTCGCGAAAGAATACCTCGCGTCGTCGGGCACAGAGCCGCACCCAGCCCTGGCCCAGTTCTTCGCTGACTGCGGGTGGGAGGGCCCACGATGAGCAATTGGGGAAACTACTTACGCGGCATCAACGTCGACTCGGCCTTTCGCGACAACCGCACGGCCTACCGAATGCCTAAGCGACTCAACCTGACACTCCTTCCCTACGCCATCCTCGGCGTCGATGGGCTTGTCATTGCCGTGCGCAAGTACCCGCCGATCAAACCCAAAGACCTCCATTCATCAATGGTTCGATGCCCCGACAAATGCAAGCCAGGCTGGACATACCGCAACGGGGAGTTCTCACAACCATGAAACGCGACACCCTCCACAACATCATCGTGCAAGCGTTCGCAGCCGGTGTCGAAGCCAGCCTCGCGCCCATGCCCCCGCACATCCGCTTGGACAAAGAAAACATGGTTGCCCAAGTCCAAGCCTATCTCAACGGCAAAGCCATCCGCCACGCCGTGTCCATCACCACGTCCCCATCCATCATCGCACAGACGGAAGACTAACCATGCCCCGCTACACATTCATCCCGACATTCAACTACGACGACCCCGCTCAAACAACCACCGACATCGGCTCCGCCCGCAAACTTGCCGAAGAATTTCTTCGCAAGTTCGGCAGCGACGATTGCCAATCCCTAACCATCGTCGAAGTCATTCCGGTCGCAACCATCGAATACGCGCGGCCGATCTTCACCCCCCTCCCACGTCGCACCGACCAGCCCGGTGAAGCCTGATGTCAATGCAATCCCGCAAGGTCCAAGAGCAACTCGCCCGGCTGAAAAAGCTTGGCGTACTCCTACCCGAGGACCGCAATCCCCTGCAACTTTGGCTCCTTGTCGTGATGCACCCCGGCGATAACCACTCGGGTGAAGTGTTCGTCACCCACGGCAAGAACTTCGACAAGTTCGACAAACGTGCTGGCTTCGAAGTCATCGGCCACGGCCATGATCGGTCGGCCCTGACCTCGGCTGCCCGGAAACTCACCATTTCCCTTGGCACCAACTACCAACCCAAGTTTTCCAACTTCACGGCGCTGAAAAACAAACAGCCCGCAGAAATCGTGTCGGAGTCGCAAACCGTCCCGACCGAAACGCCCGATGACTTTCTGGACAGCGTCGGGAAAGCGGGGGAATAATCCCCTAAGTCCAACCCACCAGGAGTACTGCCCATATGGCAAAGCTTGATTTCTCAGACATTCTCAACAAACAAGTCGGCTCAGCGCCGCAACCGAAGCCAATCCCGGAAGGCACCTACCACGGCGAAATCGTCGGCCTGCCCGCGCAACGCGTCGTGAACACCAAGGAAGGCGACAAGCCGATCTTGACCATCACGATCGCGCTGAACGAAGCCGGTGACGACGTCGACGAAGAGGCGCTCGCCGAAGGTGGCGGCTTGCTCTCAGCCGGCGGCGAAGCCAAGCGCGTGCGCATGGACTTCTGGCTGACCGAGGACTCGCTGTGGCGCTACGATCAGTTCCTCGCTTCGCTGGGCATCGAAGGCAAGACCTACCTCGAAGCCGCGGAAGAACTGCCGGGCCGCTCGGTGACGACGTTCATCAAGCTGAACGAGTACGAGAAGAACGGCCAAACGCGTTCGATCAACAACGTCGATCGTTGCTTCGCGCGCGAAAGCTGATCGTCGGCATTCATCAACCGGAGGGAGGGGAGCAATCCCCTCCCGCCATTGGAGTAGATTTCAATGCAAAAGCCACAACTCGCAGTGATCGACGGTGACGGCCCGGCCGAAGACCCGTTTGCCGAACTGATCGACGAGATGGTCGAACGCGGCGTCCTGACTTTCGACGGCGGCGATGCCGGTGACGTCCCACAACAACTTCCCATCCGCCACCGTCACCAGCTTCAAAACCCGGACTTCTGGTTCTTCGCCGCAGGCACCGTGTTCATCTTCCTCCCGTTCACGTCGTTCATCCCGTTCAACGCGTTCGAACCGTTGCTCGCTGCTGGCTTGTTCTTCAACGCCTGTGGCCTGATCGCAAACCTCACCCGCCCGTTGATCGGAGTGATGACCATCGAAGAACGCAAGCACACTACGATCAACATCCGCTTGCCCTCTTGGGGCGGCTGGCGCATGGGCTGGGTTCCTCCACGCGCCCCACTCGTCGAAACAATCAAATGGTAATCGACGCCACCGAATGGGCATCTCTGATGTCCCAACCCCTCGTTCCAGGCTCGGGCCCATCACCTGCCACCATCGCCGTCGTCGGCGAGGCACCGGGCCTGAACGAGTCCCTTTACAGACGCCCCTTCGTAGGGGAAGCCGGTAACGAACTCCGGCGCATGCTCACCGAGGCCAACCTTGACCCAACCTCCATCTACTTCACCAACACCTTCAAACTCAAGCCCCCCGACTCTGACCGTGCCAAGAACGATATTCAGGCATTTTTCGTTAGCGGCACCCACCCGGACGCCGATCGATCACTGCCTGCCTTCGGACCTAACAAATACGTCCGATCTCCAATGGGAGAACATGTCAGAGAGCTCTTCAACGAACTCCGAATGGTGGACGCTAAGCTTGTCGTGGCCCTCGGAAACGTTGCCCTATGGGGTTTGCTTGGCAAGCAGAAAATCTCTGCATTCCTTGGGACTGTCCATGGACCGACAGGGGACCGTCCGTTCACCGTCATTCCCACCTACCACCCGTCGGCGGTATTACGACAATACAACTTTCGGACAACCACAATTGCCAATCTACGCAAATGCCGAGATGTTGGAATTAGCCTCAGCGGAAATCAAGCCGGGCGCCTTCATACGCCTCCCAAATACTCCATCACGATTAACCCGACTCTTGAACAGGTCGAGGCGTTTGCTGAAAGAGCGGTTCGGGCCCCAGAGATCGCGGTCGACGTCGAAACCATGTTCGGACAAATCCGCACAATCTCCTTCACCATCCGAGCCAACCAAGCCTTCGTCATCCCCTTTTGGGAGCCTCCAGCCAATTCCTACTGGCCTACTCTCGATGGGGAACTGCGCGCTTGGCGTGCTGTTAAGCGAATCATGGAGTCTCCCGGCGACAAGATCGGACAGAACTTCCTCTACGACATCCAATACCTCTGGCGGGTCCACGGAATCAAGGTACGCGGCATCATCCATGACACCATGGCATGGTCCCACGCCGCCGAACCTGAACTTCCAAGAACCCTCGGACACTTAGCCGCCACATACCTCAACATGCCCGAGTGGAAAACCATGCGGGTCAAATCTGAGAAGGATGAAGAATGACCTTACGATCCCGAGTTCTGTACACCTGCCCCTGCGGACGTGAAGTCGTCGGCGTCGTCAAACGGGCCGATCCAAAACGGCACCAAGACTATGACGCCATAGTTGCAGACCTAGGCCGCGGCATGGCCGTCGGCACCCTCCGCGCAAAATACAAACTCACCCGCAATCAAGCCGCCGGACAACACTCTCGATTTTGGGCCAAAGTCCGCGAACGGAGCAATTCGCAATGATCATCCGCCCCAAACTCCTAATCATCGGCCACGCCCGTCATGGCAAAGACACCGTCGGCGATTGGATGAAACAAAAAGGCTACACGTTTGTGTCGTCCTCGTGGTTCGTCGGCGAGAAGGCCGTGTGGCCAAAGTATTTGGAAACCGCTTGCGCACCGGCGTACCTTGACTTCGCAACGTTTTTCCACAACCGTGGAAAGATGCGCGACTATTGGTACAACGCCATCGCCGCCTACAACCGCTCCGACCGCTCCCGCCTCGGCCGGGAACTCTACGCAGCCTACGACATGTACGTCGGCCTGCGCAACTGGCATGAACTAGAAGCCTTGCGTTTGCACAAGGCATTTGATCTCTGTGTTTGGGTCGATGCGTCGGAACGCTGTGGGCCCGAACCCGAATCCTCGTGCACCGTGACATCTGCTCAAGCCGACGTCATCATCGACAACAACGGCACACTCGATGACCTTGACAAGACCCTAGTTGTGTTGTATGATAAATGGATAAGGCCGCTTGAGCGTTTTGCTGGTACCGCAGACATTCCGTTGCTGAGGACTACATGACCTCCCCATCCGCAACCAAATTCATCAACGTAATCGAGGCAATGTCGCAATGGCCGGAGAACACAACAGTAGTGGAAGTGGCGGGTCAGGCCCTGAGCCTCAAAGCCGCGAGGACACTGGTCAAGGAACTGAAGGATGCCCCTATCACACCGAAGCCAAATCCGACTGCCTTTACTGCCGCGAACACACCGCCTACGAGTCCGTTCGACGCGATTGGGTGGATTGCTGCCCACATTGTAAATCATCCGACATCCGACACAACGTCGGACTGTTAACCAACTTCGCTTGGTGTGGCGCGTGCGGCAAGAGGGACGGACAATGAACAGACGAGACATTTTCAAAGGCGCCATTGGGGGAGCGGCTGCGGCAAGACTGGCCGCAGACAAGCAAATGCTGGCAACTATTCCACAAGTTTATCAAGTGCCGGCAGGCAACAATCCGCCTCCACCACAACCTATTCCCGATATCTTCGACTCGCCTTTTGCAATCAAATCCGCTATGATGGCTAACGCTGAGGCTGAAGGCCGTCGAATGGAAGCTGAGCTAGATCGCCAACGAGCACAACTTTTCCGAATGAAGTCTGTATCTGAAGCATATCGAGATTTCAAACTGCTCGAATTCCGCAAACAACAAACGGCAATTTGGGCACGTGTAGAGGAAGCGCGAAAGTTTATTTTCGGATGACCGTCCTCCAACGCTACAACGGCATGGACACCATCGCTACGATGGCTCTGTGGCAAGACTTCAAACCCAGGCTGGCATCTGACCCGGCCACGGCCCGTCAATACGACATCACGATGAAACTCTACGCGCCCGCTCTATACGCGATGATCCGCGGCATCCTCGTCGACCAAGACACGATGTCCGCGCTCCGCGTCCAGTTCGAAGCCGAGAACAAAGCCCTCGAAGCCAAGCTCGACGTGATCACTCGTGGGCTTGGCATGGGTGTCATCAATCTCGCCTCGCCCCAGCAAAAGATGTGGATGCTTGAGTGCCTCGGCGCCAAGCTGCCCATGAAATACGACCCCAAGATCGGCAAGTCGCGCCCTTCGACCGATCGCGACAGCTTGGAGAAATTGTCTAAGTCTGACCCTGAACTATCGCCCATCTGCAACATCATCATGGCGTGGCAGAACCGGGCGAAGATGTTAACCGTGCTGCAACCATCTCTCCTCGACCGCGACGGTCGGATGCGCACGGGCTATAAGGTGGCTTCGACTGTCACCGATCGCTGGTCCTCGGGCAAGAACTGCCTCTGGACCGGCATGAACATGCAGAATGTGAAGTCAGACGAGAAGGAAGAGGAAGTCGGCCATGCCAGTATCAAATCAATGTTCGTTGCCGACCCCGGATACAAATTCATCAATATCGACCTCAAGGGCGCCGACTCGTGGGCAGTGGGGCTGGAAGTGTTTCTCTACACCGGGGACAAGTCTTTCCTCACAGGCCTACAATCCGGCGACGTCCACACGTTCGTGAGTCAGTTAACGTGGCCCGAACTACCCTGGACCGACAATCCAAAGGCCAACAAAAAACTAGCCGAGCAGCCGTTCTACCGCCACCTAAGTCGGCGCTTTATGTCCAAAAAAGCAGGCCACGGAAGCAACTACCTCGGCACGCCTGCCGCGCTCGCGATGCAGATGAAAATCCAACGTCACGTGGCAGAGAACTTCCAGATCAAATACTTCAAAGCCTTCCCGGGCATCCCAAAATGGCACGCCCTGACCATTGCAGAACTCGAACAAAACGGCTTCCTGACCAACCTCTACGGCCGCAAGCGCAACTTCCACAAGCGCCTCGACGACAACAAAACCCACAAGGAAGCCATCGCTTGGAAGGGCCAATCAGTCACATCTCGCACCATCAACGAGTGTTTGCTACGCACGTTCGCGTGTTCGCTCCAAATGCCATGGCTGGACATGCAGTTTTTGGGCCAAGTGCACGACTCCGAACTTCTCCAGTTCCTGTCCGATCCTGCCACCGAGGCCGAAGTCATCGACGTGATCTCGTCCGCCATGTCCATCCCCATCACCGTCAAATCACGCGCCACCGGAGAGGTCATCACCCTATCCATTCCTATCGAAATCTCCACCGGGTGGAATTGGGCCAAAGAATCCCCAGCCAATCCCGACGGACTACGCGAATACACAGGGACTATTGATGACCGCAAGCGCACGAAAACCCCAAAAATCCCGAAGCCTCGGTTCATGGATCGACGGGTATGTGGAGTATACTAATGGAGTTTCCTCTCCCGAAATCTTCCGTCGCTGGGCGGCGATTGTTACAGTGGGTGCTTCGCTCGAACGCCGATGCTGGGCCGTCACAGCTAGAGGCTATACATTCCCAAACCTATTTGCGATCCTTGCTGGGCGCCCCGGTATTGGCAAGTCGGAGGCCATCAACCGTGCAAGAAGCTTGGTTGCGGCTACAGCGCAGGAGGGGGTATACCAACAGTGTTGTAATCTGGCCCCGGTCGATGTCACCAAATCTGCGCTCTATGATTATCTTTCATCGAGCAAAGTCAAGCGCATGGGACCAGCCCCCGAAGAACTTGCCTTGGGGATCGAAGGAGATCACCATTACCATTCTGCCTATCTAGCTATCTCCGAACTCCAAGACCTTGTTCGCGATCACGACACAGCACTCTTGGGAGCTTTGCACAGCCTCTACGACTGCCTCCCAATGATCACCGAAGAGCGACGCTATCGTACAGACAACCCGATTAAAATCCCGCGTGGTCAAATTTCTCTACTTGGTGGCACGACGCCGGCTTATATTGGGCGCACGTTTCCCGCGGCGGCGTGGGATGAGGGCTTTATGGCCCGGACCATCATCATCTACTCAAACGACCTGATCCAACCTGATCTATTTGGAGGCGAAGATGGCGAAGATGGATTGGATTCAAATCTTGCCGATCAGCTTATTAGCGATCTGCGTCTTATTGGCCGTTTGTCTGGCCGCTTTGAGTTTTCCGAAGATGCTAAAGCTTCCATCGTGCAATGGCAAAAATCCGGCCAGCTACCAAAGCCAACCCACCCCAAGCTCGAACACTACAACACGCGCAGGCTCCGTCACGCGATCAAGTTGTCAATGATCGCGTCGGCCAATCGCTCAGATGAGATGAAGATCGAGGTCGAGGATTTCCAAGACGCGCTGGCTTGGATGATCGAGGCCGAAGAGGCGATGCCCAAAATCTTCCTCGAAATCGTCGGCAAGAGTGATGCCCAAGTGCTCAACGAACTCTACCACTTCGTCAACGGGTTGTGGAATTTCCCAACATCCAAGGGCCAATCCATCCGTCGGGGCCAGATCGTCAACTTCTTGCGCAACAAAGTGCCCGCGATGCAGATCGACAAGATCATCGATACTGCTGTCGAGGCAGAGTTGATTTTGAAAATGGCTTCGCTGGACGGCACACCGCGGTACCGGCCAAATGAAAAAGCCGGGTTGTTCAACGCGAAGAAGATGGGGCCGGGCTAGAACTCCACCCGACCGGTGATCCTCGGTTCTTTCACCGACCCATCAACGCCAAGCTCCAGCCCGCCAATGTTCGCAGACGGACGCATTCGATCAAGCTGTTGCCGCAAAGTCATTCCCTCTACCGGCGGGATGGCGAGAATCTGATCCACCGGAATGTTGAATTGGCGGCTCAACGTCTGCGCCAACGCCGTGTTGGGATCGGCCATCTCCACACCGCTGACCGGACCTGACGGCTGCTCATGCCGGTCGATCATCTGCATCATTAGTTCTTGTTCACTTGGCGTGGGCATTACTATCTCCTGTTCTCAATATGATTCCAACCACGAGCATGTCCGATCTCATGACACACCACTTCCGCATACCGGCCCGGATACGTGCAAGGATCGGGCAGGATCATCACTTGCTCGTTTGCGCAGGCTTCGACGCCGTGAAGGCGTCCGTTCGTTATCATTCCGCAAAGGCTTTCCACGTTTTGGGCGTCTGTGAACTGGACCGTGATCTGAACCGGGCCGCGATAGGCGATGGGCGCACGTTGAGCGAGAGCCACAGTGAACAGCGCAGCCCATAGCGCGCAGCCAAGCAACAGAGCCGCTGTCCAGCCAATGAGAGCACGCTGGCCTTTGGTCATGTGGTTAGGCTCTGAAGCTCTGCGTCAGTTAGAGCGCGGGGCCATATAGCGACCTTGCGGATGTACGACCACGCAGGAGAACCGCCGCCGCCTCTGTTCCCAAAATCAATAGTTGTCGGCGCAGACGGTAGTGTCACGCTCATATCTGCCGTCTGCAACGCCCCATTCAAGCAGTGGCGACTATCGTTTGCGGCAACACGCAATGCCGTCTTGTACGTGCCGAACGCCGACATGCTACCAGCGGCCGTGTCCACTTGCGCAGTCGTTGCGACAACCACCGAGCGCAAGGACTGCGCTGGCCCGCGCATGAACTGAAAGTTGTTGTTAGCCGCGCCTGAGACGGCTAGAAGACCCTGCGACGCAACGCCGTCTGCATTTTGCGTTATATCCGTCTCAACATAAACCGACAGCGGATAATCAATCCCGCTCACCGGCACAGTCAGCACATCTGCTGCACGCGTTGCTGAGGCTGTCGTGGTGGGAATGTAAGAGCTGGGGAAGGCGGCGGCTTCGATTTGAGCGCCCCAAGGATACCATGCCTGACC